GCGATCAATAGGGTTAATATTATCTATTATATATAAGGCCTCTTATACCAGGGTAATACCGGTCTTTATACGTGATCCCGACTCATCCCGACCCGACTGGCCCGACCTGGAATCCAAGGCACAAAAAAGGCCCGACCTGGTTACAGACCGGACCTCCTGAGGTTTTCTTAACTTGCTATTTTAAACGTGGAGAAAAATCTTAAACCTGGATACTCATGCATCTTGTTTAAATCAATTACAAATTTTGACTCAAGGCCTAGTTTTAAAAGTTTCTTAGAGCCTTTAAAATATAGAGCAACCGCGACTCCGTTATCATCTAGATGCCTTACATCAGAGTCATCGCCACTAACCAGGGGGAACCACTTATCATGAATATATAAACCTTGTTTATCATTGATAGCGTGATCAACTTGGCCTTTATCTTTAAATACTACAGCCATTCGCGACCCGTTATTGATGGCCTTGATGACCTCGCCCTGGTAACTAAGCTTTGCGCTATAAGAGAAAGTAAGATCATAATTACCAGGAGTCTTGCCTAACCTGGAACCTGATTTGGTATAGTCATAAAACTGTACGCTAGGATAGTCAGCAAGTATTCCTGGAAGCTTGCGTTCGTATACAATATCGGATGTACCATTGAGTCGGACCAGGGGAGTCAGGCCGTCGCGCTTTGCAATTCTTACAAGCGAGTCTAATTCTTTTCTTAATAATGACTCAAACTCTTTGCGGTATTCCATCCAAAACCACGATTTGCGCAACCTGGACATTTCAACCGGACCCATGCAACCGCGACCGGATGAAACCAGGCAAGCGTCCTTGCATCCAGCGTGTTTATAATGGGTGCAAAGTTCATACCCGGAAACGTCCGCTGGTGCCATGTGAGTTATCGCCGTTAAAAACCCTAATTTCTGATTTTTAACGATCTTAGTATTAGTATCAACTCCCATTAATTTTTTTGGTAACTCATCAAAATAATGATAATACCTGGGATCAAGCTTTTCTTCTTCCTTAAACTCATTAAACTTTTTATATATAGACATATTAAACCTCATTAGTTGTTAATATAATAATATTAACTTATTAACTTAACAAAGTAAACAATAAAGGTTCCTGGTATACGACCGGTATATTAACCCGGACGCGGCGTAAGGCCGGCGACCTGGCCAGGTAATTATGCAGACCTGGTAATGACCTATATATAACCTGGGCCTTACCTATTACTAACCTGGTATCTATGTGTAGTCCCGACTACCCGACTCCCGACCCCCGACCCGGACCCCGACTAAGACCTGGAACCCGACCGGTCGCAGCGAACCCGACCCGACCTGGCTAGGACTTGGCTCTTCCCTGGCTAGGACTTTTAGAACCTAAACTTGAACTGATGGTTCTAGTTTTGGTTTACCTGGAATGTCTGATTTTTTTTCAGAGAGGGGGAGTGCCTCCACCCCCCTGGTTCTAGCCTTGATTTTACCGGTAATGCCCTAGAAAAAGTAAACCGAAGTAAACGGAGCGTTTACGAGTCTTGGTCTTCCGAAGTGAAGGAAACATCAATAGTATTTTCTTCAGCTTGATCTTGTAACTTTTGGAGTTCTTTCATTACTTCTTCCCTCGACATCTGATCTATTTTGCCCGTCTTAATTTCCTTCTTGTCGACCAACAATCCAGCAATTTGTAGACGTAATTTCTCAGCCCCGATTGAGGCATTGTATGAGCCTTCCTCGTAAGCTTTATCTCTTATCTTCATAAGATCGTTCAGTGACCTGTCAGGGGTAATCCTAGCCCTCGATCTCATGGCATCTTGCATCTCAACTATCTTGTCTGCGATATGCTTGCGCCTGATCAATCGATAGCCCTCTTGGTTGGCATGATTATAACCAGCTAACCTGGCAGACTCTGTTTGAGAACAATTCTTCTTCACATAGTGTTCTACAAAACTCATCTCTTTTTCTGTCAGTTTTGCGTTCAGGCTATCGGGGTTTCTACTTAGTGCTTTTACGTCTGCTTTTCTCTTATGCATCTCTCTATCCTTTTGACTACCGGTTTGGTGCTAGGTACAATCAGAATATAAATCATTCATGACGTTTACTCAACAAGTTTATAGAATTAACTTAAAGAGATCATATAGTTGGGGGGGTTTTATAGACCCCCATATCTATATATATATACGTAAACCATAAACCTCTCTGTAACCCTCAGAAAACTGCCAAAAAGAAGTTTACGGACGTGGCCATAAACCATAAACAAAAAAACCCTTAGAATGGCTGAATATTGCTAAAAGTGTTTTATATACGGCACTTTGTTTATGGCATAAACCCGTAAACCATAAACCTTTGTTAATAAAATAAATTAATAAGTGCTTGTATATTAGTTAATCATTTGATATCGTTTACAAATAACAACCGAGGAGATTCGAATGAAGAGATTAAAAAAAATAGACGTTGGTCATTATAAATACAAAGGATATGAAATTTGTGATGCCTTCGTTAGTGAGAACCATGATGGATCAGACGCTATGCTTTATCATGAATATGATGGTATAAAATCTCATGATGATATACAAAAGCTAGTTAATTATTTTAGTGGTCGTTGGTATATTAGGTTTAATCCTGAGAATAATGACAAATACGATTTTGAGACAAAAGAATATGTCGAAAATCACCCAAATACATATCGCAATCAAAGACTTGAGTTTGATGATAATGGAAAAATCATTATGTCAGATATAAGATTTTATTCTACTTTAGAGGACATCAAGTTAGAAATTGATGATCTTTATGAGTACGATAAAAAACAATTTATTAAAAATCATATTAATAAATTAACCAAATTTGGATTTATAATAGAAGGGGTAAAATAAATGAAAACTTTTAAACAAGAAACATTAATAATGATAAGTAAAAGTTATGTAGATTTTCAAGGTTGTGATTATTTTGTTGATTTTAATATCGACGATAAAGGTGATCCAATTATTGCAAGTCTATATGGTGAAGATGTAATCAATATTCAATTGATGCCAACAGGCATTCAACAAGTAATTAAAAATATTCTTCACGGAGAACATTGTAATGGTTTTCCTAAAAAAACAAAAGATCATCTTATCGAGTTTATTAGAGATGATTTAAAAGGAGGACTAACTATCCAAAAACAGCATGACGAAGATGCTTATGAAGATGTTATGTTCGACGTTGTTCTTAATGAAGAGATCGACAACGACGGCGAAGGAAGAATGTATCTTAAAGAAATTTGGAATGTCTTAGAAGAGAATAAAGAAGTGGTTCTTAGAGGTGATGCAGAATTAGATTTAACAAAATATCGATCTGTAATGAGAAGAGTTAACAGAGCATCAGATTATCATATGAGAAGAGGGAGGATATAATGGCTATTGAGAGTTGGAAGAAAAACTACGCAGACCTAAAACTACCATTAACCTGGGAAAACAATGATTACGGCAATGATGAGTTACCAACATTTTCTTTTAATGATGGGGATACAATTTGGAATATCAATATCGATATGCCGACCCAAGAAGAGAGAGATGAACGTTGGGGTCTTAATAGTAATGTTAAGAGGTTCTTTGTTAAAAGAGATCAAGACTATGCCTCAACAAATTGTTGGTTCTTAGAAACTAATAGCTTTAATGAGGTCAAAGAGTTTTGTATCAAAAGACAAATCAAAACTATCGCCAAAAAGGTTAATCCCATTATTAATGAAGAGTATGACGAAGATTTATATTTAAAATATTGGGCGCATGGAGGTAATGATTTTAATGATTTTAAAGAGGGTCAGGACGATCTAGTACCAAAAATGTTCGATCTCTTTGAGCAAATTATAACAGAGGATCACCAAGACTACTATTCAAAGAGATGGCTAAAGGCTTGTCCTCACGAAATGGTTGACGACATAGTCGAGTGTATAAATGGCATGGAGGATTATGACGAGATGGTTGATAGGCTCGATGAGTATGACGAGGTATCAGGAGATTGGACTAGTAGTGATAGGCTTACAAAGTTTTTTGTTAAAGAAGTGCATGAAAGAAAAGGTCATACATCTATAAGGAGTGAAAAATGAACCAAGATCATCAAAGAGAAATTAATCAATATTTACCACAAGAAGAGAACCCACAGACAGCCATAGTTAGGTGTAAAAAATCTCTTCTTGGTAAGTTTACTTACACCTTAGAAACTGTTGAAGAGGTAGTTGACTATGGAGATGACGGAGCATTCAAGTTCGTTCCTATTAACTCCATTGAGATTAGTATCAGTTGTGAAGAGGAAGATATAGAAAAAACACAAAAAATTATATTCGAGATCATAAGTAACTATGGTTTCCTGGAAGGTGGCACGGAATGGTTACCTATGACTTTAGAGGGAGAGGACGATGAGTAAAGTAAGAAAAATTTGGGATAAAAAAGCACAGGATTTTTTTGTTGGTAAAAAAATTGCTGGGGTCAGATATCTAACTGAAGAAGAAATGACTAAATTTTTTGGTGAAGAGTATTTGGGTAGCGATAGAGTTCCCTTGGCTTTTTATTTTGATGACGATAGTTGGGCATTTCCTATGATGGACGATGAGGGAAATGACGGAGGCGCTTTATTAACAAGTACCGGTGACTTTCCGGTCATAAGTAGGGGGGATTGATGACTAATTGGGATTTAACGCAAGTAATATTAGCAATAATTTGTTTAGCAATTTTAGTAAATATATAGAGGAGGACGAGTAATGCGTATAGAAAAAGGTGGTGATTTTGGATACCACAAAAGAAAAAGTAGCGAAGAATATTTGTTATCGGCCCTGGAGGATTTAACAGATCAGTTGAGTCAAGACAAGATAACTGAGACACAAGTCATTGAGGCTTTAGAAAGTATGACGAGGTATTATACAAGCTTTCATATCTTCAATAGGCATGGAGACAATAGCAAAAATTCAATTGCTATCGTTTGGAATATAGAAGACGTCCAATCGATTTTAGAAGATGGTCAGGAAGACGGATACTTTAAAGACCTAAAACTTACTGATAAAGATTGTATGGATATCTTAACAGAGATTGAACTTCGTCATGATTCAAGCCAAGGAGTATGTAGCGATACGATTTGGTATTATTTGCACGACTTGGCTAAAGAAAAAAAGGAGGAAGCATAATGCAAAAACAAGCACAGGATTATAACGAAAGAATTAATCAGCTTACTGACGAGTATACAACCTGGGGCATTAAAAATGGTTTTGTTGGCAAGAATTTATTATCTGCTGACGAGATGATGCTTAGTGTCCCGAATCTAACTATCGATCAGATCATATGGATTAAAGAGTTTATTAGACAATGGGAGGACAATGATAATGCCTAGTAATAAAGCTTTAGTAAATCGTTTTGAAAATCTTTCTGAGGAGCATCAGAAGTATATCTTTGGGTTGGTAAACCTTATAAGTAAGTCAGCCCCAAACGATCCCTATGCCGATAAAATGTTTGAAGAACACATTATAACTGCGATTAACGAATGCTCTACTAAGGTGAAGTTGATATCAGAACTTTGTGAGACATCATCTAAGCTTTTAAGTCCCTATGATGAGTCTCAGGCTTATCGATCTGACATAATTGACGATGTAGCTAGTGCTATGGGTGTATCTGATGATTAAAATAATAGTTGAATATTGGGACGAACAGGATAATAAAATGTGTACTCTTAAATATACATTAGAAAATTTTGCAGCGGACTTTAACCGGAAAGATCCGGTGCTATACCCGGAAATCAATAAACCCGGAACAAGAATAAGGATCTTAGATGAATGAAGAAATAAAAAGAAAGGCTTACAAGTTTGATCTCATCATGGAGATATTTGATGAACTGCCCGACAATAAAGTAGCCCGACAAATAAGCGAAATTTTGACCCGACTAGATAAAGATTATGTTTCTAAAACAGTAGAGTGTTCGAGGCATGAACTTACAATGTCGATCAATAGTGAATACATATGCGTTGTAATAAACGGCCATGCGTATAGAAGACCCACCACAGTAGATGAACTTATGGGCATCGCTATGGGTTCTCAAAAGAGTGCAATAGAGAAAAAGAGGAATGAAGATCATGGAAGACAAAGAAAAGGCAAAAGTTAATATAGAAAGTAAACAATGGAAAAGGAGCTGGAATATGGCAAAAAGATTAATACCTGGAAAAACTAGAAAGAGTAAAGGCAAGAAAGTATCTCACCGACCGGTAAGGTCTGAGGGTGCATACTTTGATGAAAATGATCATAAGTGGTATAAAAGAGTAGAAGAATAAATTTTAAGTGATGGAGAAGAGTCACTCCTCTGTTGTTAACTCCATCACTTAATAACTTGGTTGGGTACTAGCCGTGAAAGTCGGTGGTGGAATCCTTAATAAAGGGGAATACCCATTAAATTTTTCCCAAAGATATCTAACAAAGCCAAGTTTTTTTTAAAGGAGAGAAAGATGAAAAATATTATTTATAAAATTAGAAACCTATTGTGCTTCCGGTTTAAGTGGAAAGAGATAGCATTCAAGTCAACTAACAACCAAGATGTTTTGCTTCAAGATATCTTTAACACCTGGGATAGCTTTTGTAATGATCCAGTAGATAATTTAAACCCGACACTAACTGTTTCTGAGTTAGGTGAAAGAATGAAAAAGTATCATGCTCTTTATCAAGATATGAAATCAAATCCATTGTTAAAAAAAGTTTTTGAAGACTATGTTAAATATAATTCAATGGGCTTGACTGTTCCTGAGTTAGCAAAAAGAATGGAGCGCCATAGAGTTTCTTTTTACGGCCACGAAAGAAAAAAACCTCATGTTTTTGCTAGTGACGTTTACTAAATCGCTTTGCACAAAAAAAATGTAAGATCAATATAGAAAAGAAGCATTTATTATATCAATTTTTGAAAATGACTAAGAAAAGTAAAATAACAGTTTATGTTGCATTAGCGACTGTTGGATCAGACGGGAAGGTAAAGCTTCACGAAGACCCTGAGACAATAAGATTGTTTTTAGAAGAACGATCTGATGCTGAAATAGGGGCAATAATTAGAGATTATTTTGAAGATCATCTATTAGAATTAAAAGAAGAGTCCCAAAGCAGAGTTAGTAATGTGGTATCACTCAATCAATGGAGAGAAAAATGTTAGAACTAAAAGCAGAAGAGGCTGGATTTACCCGGTCCAATAAAAAGAATGAATGGAAAGCTTCGAAAAGAGGCATTGAAATTATTCTTACAATAGACAAAGAAGAAAAATTTCCAAAATATACAACCCCGACCGAGCTTATAGTTAATTCAGCTATAATGCATTTTACTGGGTTCGACACGGCCTTAAAGGCATCTCAGCTAATGCTGAACTATGCATCAATGGAAAGACCGGCAAATTAATTCATAGAGGAATGATCACGCACCAAGTGATATGCGAGTCTTATGGCTCGATGAAAGATCAAATCTGGCTGTAAACATATTTTTTGTAGTCTATATCTTTCTGGTAAACATTGCGGAAGAACGAAATATTACTTATGACTACGCATTGACTTGTGGCAGTACAAAAAGACGTGCCGTGGGCAGAGAAGACAATGATATCCCAGGAGCTTTCGAATCATCATAGAATAATCCAAACGAATCAAGGGTTTAGTTTGGGACACAAAAATAACTTTATGAAGGACAATATTACTCGTGGTGTACGAGGTGAATTAATAGCTGCCGAGTGGTTAGTTGGCCAAGGAATATGGGCTTTTTTACCTCCTTCAGCTCAAGGTCCGGTAGATTTAATTGGGTTGGATAAGGACGGTAAAGTGTATTTGTTTGATGTAAAAGTTTTAAACCGGAGAAAAGATGGAAGCAAAGTAGCCCGTGTTTTAAGCTCTCTTCAAAAAAAATTAGGCGTAAAACTTTTATATGTTGACCTAGATTTTAAACAAGTTTTTATAGGCGGATCTCAAGGCCGTGATAAAAAAGGAATGGTTACAACTCAGATGTCTATAATAAAGTAATGCCCAACCTGGAGATCGGGCATTACAAGTGGCTGCAATCCGTGGAATGATACATGATAAGAGAGGAAGACATATATCTAAAGTAGAGTCCTACCATCCACGTACTACTAGATGTAGTGTATTCACCAGGTTTCGTCAACCAGTTGTATGTTATAACCATTTTAATTGAGTGTTTTTAGTGGGTTTTTTATCCCAGACCATCCAACAGAATGCCATTGTTCCTGAAGACGTGGGTTTATCTCCGTTTATCCACAAGGTAAGTCTTTTAGAAAAGACCCAAACCCTAGCCGGGGGGAAAGGATCAAAAAGCTCTTTCTTCCGGCTTTGTGATTCGAGAAAGGCTAACCTTAGAAACATAGCCACCTTATCATCTGATAATTCTAACGATCTTAATATAAATTCTTTAGCTAATTTAAAGGGTGGATTGGTTATTATATTGGGATATCTTTCATATTCCATCAAAAAATCGACCCCTCCTGTGCCATAACCCCTGTCTATAAGGTCATTACTCACCACTTGATGGCCGTGAGACATCAAAATTTTACTAATATGACCCTCTCCACACGCTGGTTCCAGTATTTTTCCTTTAAATTTCTCTACTTGCAGCAATGATTCGGTTGCCTCAGGAGGCGTTGGGTAGTAATCATCCTTATGACGAGCTATTTTTCCCATCAAAATGTTTTAATTTTAGGACATCCTAGCTCTTCTACTTGTAGAATTTTAAATTGCCCTTCATTATCTATAATAGATCCAACATGAATTGGAGAACATGTTGAAGTTCCCATGGTTTGACACCCAGCTAATAACAAAACAAAACTAATTATTATTATTTTCATCTTCAACCTCCTTTATACATTCAGCGATAACTGCTACGCATTGCGGCACAACAGCATTACCCATACACTTTAATCTATCTTTCCGGTTATTAACTTTTGAACCTACTCTAGGCATATCAGGTTCAATATCCCAGTAAGATACATTGGCGTGAACTTCGTCCTCTTCATCAATACTAGTGTGATTAATTGGAAAACCCATTAACCATTCAACCCAAGATGGATTTAAAGTTTTAGGTGTATCGTCTAAAGATCTAATTTTATCAGGTAGTGAGTTAGATGCAGTCCTTCCTTTCTTTTTTAATGTTTCCGGTTTTCTTGCACCTTTCCAATCTCTTGCAGTTGGAGTGGGAAACATACACACAGCCTGTTCTAACTTTGATTTATAACCTTTTCTTTCTAACTGGCCTTCTACAGAGTGCATAGAATCATTCATTCCATTACTTGCGCGAGGCGTTGGCCACATTCTATTAGGCTGATCATCTAAGCTATCAGTAACTGCAGCAGTTAGGCTCCATCCATGTGTACCGTTAATCATAGAAGGACAAGGTTTTTCTGCGTAAGAAGATCGTCCTCCTCTATGTGTTGGCGTGGGCCACAACGAAGCATCTTTGTCTTTGATGGCGGGCTTTGACGGAGACAGCACCAAATACGAAAGTTTGGACTTTGTAGTTTTCATTTTCCAAGTCAGCGACCGTACGGGCGAGTCCCATCTCCATGTTAACAAACCCTTGCACATTTTCTCCAACGATCCATTTAGCCCGGGGCGTGAGGCTTTTAATAACTCGTAACATTTCTGGCCAGAGATCTCGGTCATCTTCCGAGCCTTTTCTCTTTCCTGCTCCACTCCATGGTTGGCATGGGAATCCTCCGAGAACAATGTCAATGTTTCCAATTCTTGATCTTTCGTCTTCATATCTAAACTCCTTAATATCATCGTATACTGGTACGTCTTTCCAATTCTTTTGTAAAACTTTTGTACAATACGGATCTCTTTCTACAAATGCAGCACACTTATAATCTTTTCCATAACCCAGCTCCATGCCAAGAGACATTCCTCCGACACCAGCAAATAATTCAAGACCTTTCATTCTTTTAGGCACTTTGATCGTTTGAGCTGTCTCGCACTGCATTTTCAATTCCTGATTTTATTTTAATGTGTTCGCTATCAAGGATGTCTATTTCATCTTCATCTTTATCTTTAGTTAGATCTATCCAAGCTTCATTTACTAATTCATCAATCATCTTAATTTGTGTTTTTTGTGAGTTAGTTGCTAAGACTCTTAACCTAGCCAGTGTCTCAGTGTATATTCTTGCAGTCGAATAGTTTACAGTTTTTTCTTGCATTATTGCCTCCTCTCAATTAGGTTTACATAAATATGTAAACTAATTTCTATTTTGAGTAAAGGAGAAATTATGAATGCTAAGATGCCAGTGATTTGGCATAACTATACAGGAAGGATAATAGCTCAATCTATGATCCGTAGTAACGAGAATATAATTGAGAAAAAATTAAGTTATCCTGAGGCATCACATTGGATCATTGCAGAACACGTAATAGATCCAGAAAATTATGTGATAAGTAAAGGCTGCGTACTTTACGAACCTGTAGAATAAAATAACCCGTAATGGGTAGAGAGGTAGTTCTGTTAACTAAAAAACAGAACATAAAATTTTTTATGCTTGACGCAATTAATAAAAAAGTATAAAAACAAATATATTTTAATTAATTTTTAACAATTTTTACGGAGATTTAAACATGATTACAACAGAATATTTATTATCTATTAAGGATGATAAATCTATTTTAGCAAACCTTTCAAATAAAGATCTGTTCGAACTTAAAGAACAGTTAGTAGGGGTTAGGAAATTATCAACAATAGTAGAAGATTATATAGACAGATGTTTAGACAGGACAATCGGTCAACAGCTGCAATCTGAACTGGATACAAGTAAGTTAGACTCTGGTTCTCATACTTTCGATTATGAGACTGCCAAAGTCATCGCAAGAAAACCATCAACCATAAAATATGATGATGCTCAATTGCGAACGGCTTATAAAAATTTACTTGAAAAAGGTATTGATAAGGAAACGCTAGACAATATTTTTAAGTTTAGCGTCCTATCCTCGAAGTACAACACTGCCTCAGAAACAATTCAACACGAGCTGCAAAAGTGTAGAACTGTGACTATTGGAGAAGATTTAAAATACAAGGTTACTTTAAAGGGAGAAATATTATGAAGTTAGTAACACCTGAAGAACGTCTAAATCAAAAAAGCGGTGTAAAAGCCGTAATAGCTGGTAGGCCTGGAGTTGGTAAAACAACTCTTCTCTTAGGATTAAACCCTAAGAAAACTGTTTTTATAGACTTAGAGGCCGGAGATTTATCCGTTCAAGATTATAAAGGCTCAACCATTCAACCTGATACTTGGAATGATTGTAAAAATATTGCTGTATTAGCTGGCGGACCGAACACAGCGATTGTGTCAAAAGATCCAGCCAAACCAAAAGCATATTCTCAAGAACATTATGATATGTGTGTAAAGCATTTTCCGGATCAACATAAAGCATTACAAGAATGCGATACAATATTTATTGACTCAATAACTGTTGCAGCAAGATTAGCTTTAATGCATTCCAGACAACTTCCAGAAAATTATACTAAGTCTGGAGCCATAGATTCTAGAAACGCATATGGGTCAATGGGTCGTGAAATGATGGAGTGGTTAATATTCTTTCAACACATAAGATTAAAGAATATTATTTTCTGTTGCATCTTAGAAGAAGGCCAAGATGAAATGGGAAGAGTTGAATATAAACTTCAGATGGAAGGTAAAAAATCAGCTCAAGAATTACCGGGAATTGTAGACCAAGTTATCATTTATGATTTTGTTAATTCAGAAGATAAAGACGGCAACATGATACCTACTCGAACTTTTATTTGTAAGCCAGAGGGTCATCCATTTGCTAAAAGCCGAGCTAAAGGTGTAAGTGTTTATGAAACACCAGATCTAAATGCTCTTTTAAACAAACTTTCAAACAATCAAATAACAGGAGAAAAATAATGGTTGATTTTAATAGCGTAGATTCTGGGGAACGAAAAAATACTTTAATTCCAAATGACACAGTTGTCCCCGTAAGAATAGAGTTGTCACAAGAAAATACTGTAGACTCTGAAATGGTAATTAAAGGAGAAAAGTATCCACCCAATCTATTAAGAAGAGCTGATACAGGTATGTGTTACATTCCTGTAGCCTTTAGGGTTATTGGTGGCCCATACATGAATAGGCTTGTCTGGAAAAATACCAATATAGTAATGGATGGAGAATCTATCACTGACGGGCAGCAGAAAGGAATTAATTTTTCTCAGTTAATGTTAAAAGGTATATTGCTTTCAAATGCAAGATTGGGGATGTCAGATGTTTCTGATAAGTCTAAAAAAGTATTAGCTGAAACTATACCTGGAAATGATTATAGTGTTTTACATGGTATGAATGCAGTTGTTCGTATTGAAATAAAACAAGGAGACAATGGTTACTCTGATAGTAATGATGTTGCTCCATGGGGTATTTTAACATCTGATGATGGCAGTCAGTACAGCGATCATTTAGAATTTTTTGATACTCAAGTAGCTGTTTCATCTAGTGGTATGAGCGCACCAGCAAGTGCTGCTCCCGTACCTACATTTTCACCAGACACGGACAAACCTTCAACTCAATCAAAGGTTATGTCTAGTGATGATCTGCCTCAATGGGGATCATAATGAATGCTAATCGTGTGCAATCAGAAATAAAAAAACTTAACCAAGCTAAGAAAAAACTTGGAGAAGTTGAAAAGCTTATTTCTGAAGGTATAGATTCTTTATCTGATAAAATTTCTAGTGGCGAAATTCCCAACATAGAAACTCGTGGTCGAAAGATTAACGAGGAAAATCGTAATGAGATATACAATCTTCTTACGGAGGGAAAAACGGTGACTGAAGTGGCTTTAATAACAAAAAAATCTAAGTCATATATCAGTCAAATGAAATCTAAATTTAAAGAAGATTAGTGTGGCGAAGCGCCTAGCTATACCCGGCTAGGCGTTTCTTTTATCATGTGGAAACCTATCACAAAAGAGTTTGGAGGTAAACGTGTCTGTGGATTATGTGGTTCTATTGGCTACCATCCTTTTGGCATTTACGATTTTCATAGATCTAAACAAATAGGCTGGGTATGTTCATTAAAAAGTCAAAGATATATAAGTAAAAATTTAGGAGTTAATATGGAAATTAAAGATGCTGCAAAAGAAAAAGAATGGCTTTGCGTTACAGAAACAGTTAAGAATCAACTTTTTAATTTTCTAGCAACCGAAACAAGAAAAGATAAAGACGGGAACGAATGTCGTTTATTTGATAAACCTTTTAAAGATTTACATAGAGATGATGCAATTAAATTAGTTTATTGTGTGCTAGAAGGTTATAGAGACAATTTAAATAAAAGAATTAAATATGATGAAAGACAAGAAGGAAGAACGGTCTTAGCAAAAGAGTTTTGGGAGCCAGATGATGATATACCGTGGGTTAAAAACGAGGAATATTTCAACAGAAAAGATTAATAGGAGAAGGGTGTGGTTGATTTAAACGAAAAAGTTTTTGATGGCGATGTATCAGATATTATTAATGGATACATTGATAAAAGTTTGCAAGAAGCAAACAGACAAGAAGTCAGAAGAAGTTACATAGGTGGGTCCAGTATAGGAGATCCCTGTAAAAGAAAATTACAATATAGATTATTGGCTATAAAACCTGACAAAGAGTTTGAGGGAAAGACTTTAAGGATATTTGGGGCTGGTCATGCTTATGAAGACATGGCTATAGGATGGTTAACGAGAGGTGGTTTTGAGTTAAGAACAGTAGATCGTCATGGAAGGCAGTTTGGATTTAGTCATGCGGACGATAGAATAAAAGGTCATATAGACGGCCTTGTTACTAAAAGTCCTTTAGATGAAACGTATCCATATTTATGGGAGTGCAAGTCCGCTAATGATGCTACTTGGAAAAAATATAAAAAAAATGGTGTAGAAAAAACGAATAAGATTTATTATGCACAGATAGTGGTTTACCAATACTTTATGAACCTAACAAAGCTTCCGGCTTTATTTACGGTCGTAAACAAAAATACGCAAGAGATATACCATGAGAGAGTACCTTTTGATTCAAAGTTTGCACAAGAATGCACGGACAAAGCCGCTATGATTGTTGCTGCAACTGATAATAAAGAATTAATGCCAAGAGTTGCTTATGAGAGAGATCATTTTTCCTGTCGTTTTTGTGAGTTTAGTACAAGATGTTGGGAAGTAGATGGAGAAGTTTGATTCTATAGACATAGATTCTTTTAAGCTTAAATGCTCTACAAGACTTTCTGACATATTTTTTCACTTATTTCCCTCTGGAAGAATTAGAGGTAAAGAATTTATAATAGGTGACTTAAATGGTAAGCCTGGAGACTCTGTTTCGTTTAGCTTAGATAGTTCTAAGCTTGGAGTTGGCGGAGAGTTTAATGGTATGGGCGGCCATAAGATGTTTTCTGATTTTATAGATGTTTGGAAGCATAAAAAAGGCGTAGATTTTATAACAGCAGTAGAAGATATAAGTAACTTTATAGGAAGTCCTATAGAGAAAAGACCTGTTGTTGCTGCATCAGAGCCAATAAGAAATGTAGATCAAGACAAGGGCAAGGTCGTAGCAGAGCATACATACACCGATCCAAATGGAAATTTAATATGCACCATTGTTAGAAAACAATTTAATGACGGAAAAAAAAGTTTTTTACCTAGACTTGCAAGTGGTGATTTTAAAATGCCACTCGTCAGACCTCTTTATAATTTAGTTGATGTATCTACTTCTGATACTGTAATTATTGTAGAGGGCGAAAAATGTGCTGATGCATTAAAAACTATGGGGTACGTTGCAACATCTGCTATGGGTGGGTCAGGCGCTCCTTTAGAAAAAACTGATTGGTCATCCTTACAAAATAAAGAAATAACAATTTGGCCAGATAACGATGAACCTGGTTTTCATTATGCAGAATCTTTAGCCTCCTATCTTATACCTATTTGTAGATCAGTAAGAGTGCTTCAACCATCTAAAGGAAAACCAAAAGGCTGGGATGTAGCTGATGCAGTAGCAGAAAATTTTAATATTAATAAATTTTTATCAATAGAAGATTCAAATAGAAAAATTATTAATCTTATAGATTCTAGTTTATCTGCTTCTCGATACGCTCAAGGAAAATCACCACCTTATCAATACTTGGTAGAAGAAACATTACCAAAAGGAGTTGCTGGCGTTCTTGCTGCAACAGGAGACACCGGTAAAGGTCTAATAACATTAGACATGGGTCTAAAGTTAGCTTACGGAACGGTTGGCAAAGATAAAGTTTTTGATAGCCATATAACAGAAAATGGTTCTGTTGTAATTCTTACAGCGGAAGATGAAGCTGATGAAATACATAGGCGTGTAGAGTCATTAGATAGAGATGGATATAGATTTAGGGAAACAGGTCATGACTTAAAAATAATTCCTTTTCCTAATTATGGCGGAACAGTTCCAATTGTTACGGTAGAAAAAGGTAGGCCAACTATTACACCGGAATGGCAAAACATATGTGACCAAATAAAAAAAATTGAAGGGTTGGTAATGGTTGTTGTAGATCCACTTAGCTCTTTTATATATGCAGATGTTAATGCTGATCCAGCTATGGGTAGTTTTGTTACAGGATATTTTGCAAGTCTTGCTACTGAAACAAATGCTACATGGCTTCTTATTCATCATATGGCAAAAGTAGATATTAAAAATCCTGTTACAACACCGGAGCATGCACGTAATTTAATTAGAGGTACATCTGCCATTGTTGACGGATTAAGATTTGCTATGGCTTTATGGACTCCCCCAGAAGGAGAGATAAGATATATTTGTAAAAGTTTAAACATAGAATTTAAAAGAAACAAAGTGGCTCACGGTGCTGTTGTTAAAAGTAATGGCCCAGCTAATAGAGAAATACGAACTTTTTTAAGAAATCCAAATAATGGTTTATTGGAAGGATGCACAAGTGAACTTGGATTGGTTCGTCACGGTACAGAACTTGATTTAGAGGAACTTGTTTCGTGCATCAAACATGCAGCTAGAGATGGAAAGCCATTTACTCAAACAGGTAGGGCAAACGGCATCGCTTATCATAAAGAAAGGCTTACAGACAGGTTCCATGACAGAGGTATAAATAATTTACAAGAAATGGTTCAAACGCTTATTGATCAAGGAAGAATTGTAAAGGCTACAGCCGGAGGATCTAAAAGTAAAAAATGGTTAGATGTTCCTGGTGGTCCTTTTGCTGAAGGTGATGGAGAGTTTACTACAGGTTCTTAATATCCAGAAGCAGAATTATAAACTCTCATTGCTTCTCCTGGAATATAACCTACAGACTTTCCGTTTCTAACGCCCCATGAAAATAGATCTACAGAAGGATTAGGGCCACTTTGAGCTGGATTAACAAAAGAAATTAAATAATTCATTAACTCATTATCGCTCATACCTGTTGCTTCTTTCTGTCTAGCCCACTCATCACCTAAATTAATATCTTTCATAACTTGTTGGAAGTTACTAAAGTCGGTATAACCAGCGTCTAAAGCTCTTCTGATGTCACCTAAGATAGTTTCTTTAAATTCAATTAATTGGTCTTGTAAGTTTTCTGGGTTTTCAAAATCAAATGTTCCTAAATTTTTTCTGTAAAGATTTGATTCTGGAATATCTACACCGCCATCCCTAGCATCTAATCTTTCTAAAAACCCGGTAACATCTTCATTACCAATGGTATAGAAAAATCCATCAAGATCAGAGTAAGCTAACTGTAGATCACCTTTAATGTCTATTCCGTACTCTTCTTCTAGTGCTTGAATATCAGGTGAAATTAACTGGCCTACACCATCCATAAACATGTTTACGCCTTCGCTTGCATTTTTATCTGGGTCGTAATCAGCTTGTGAATAAGATAAAGGCTCAAATATATCAAAGTCTATGTTACTGTATACAGTTCTATGAGGTTGTTGATCGTAACCATTGAATACAGCATCCACTACTTCTGCAAGAGCTTTAACGGCGAGAGCTAATCCAAATTGACCAGTAGCAGCTAAAACTCCAGCCGCTGTTTTTAATGCGCTTTCAGGTTCTGGATCATCTATAAATTGAACAAGATTGGCGTAGGCATCTATACCACCTCCAATTTGTGCAAATATTTTTAGACCTTCTTTAACTCCAGGAGGTATTGATTCAGCAAGACCAGTAAATGCTTTATCAATAAATTCTGGCGTTAAATCTGCTATTGCACCAGTAACTTGAGCATTTAATTTTGCTACGCCTGTTAAGGCTGTTGTACCGTCAGCACTTATGTAAAGTGTATCTCCTAAAGATCCACCAAATTTATCTACGTCAACTTGAGATGCATTTGTAATTATTTTTGAAACTGTTCCACCAAGTGTACTGCTCTTTCCTTGATAGACAGTTTCACTTCCAAGACCTGAATCAAGAACTCCAGAAGCTGTTTCAACTGTTAATCCTGAATTAAAAGCATCAATATCTCCTGATGAAAAACCAATCGTCTGAAGTCCTGCAAGAAAACTACCAGGATCTCCAGTCCAATCAAAATCATCAAAAATATTAGTAGTATTAGCACCGCCATCTTGAGTGGTTGTTGTTTTAGTTTCTTCTACTTCATCATACACGCCGTTAGCTTGTCTTTGTGTTATGGTTGTTTCTTCTCCCACCATTACTTCATTGCCAAATTCTTCTTGTACGGAATCTAAATAACCCTGTTGAACTTTAGCATTATACTCTTGTATTGTTCCTTCATTGCCAGCATCTAACCAAGATTGATATGGACCTTGTTTATTGTAGATTGAGTCAAAACCTTGTCTTGCTGTTGATAATAAATTTTGGTTGTTACTTGTTATGTCGGCACCCCAAGGAACGCCTGTACCTGTAACAACTTCAGTTTCCGATAATCCTGCCCAATAATCAGCAAATTGCTCAAAACCATATGTTAAAAGATTTCCGGCTCCAACTGTCAAAACTAAATCACCTAAAGGATTGCCAGTAATGCTGCCATCATCAAACTTTATTGCATCTACATCTTCAATAGTATTATCATAAGCAGTAGTTACATCAGGATCTAGGTATGTAGATCCTCCTGTTATACCTCCGGGAACGCCTTGACCGCCACCTATTAATGAAGTGTTGTTTCCTCCACCTGTTAAAGATGTAATACCGCCAGAATCTCCATTCACTCCTCCTGTAATAACAGAGGTGTCTCCACTTCCTTTATAATTAGCAAAAGTTAACCCTTTGACATTTAAATCTTTGAAATTATCAAGATTAAAAATACCACCTACAGAAGGAGCGAATGTGTCCTCAGAGTATCCAAAAGATGATAAGGGTTGATTTGTTGTCGAGGTAGGTGGACCTCCAAGGAATTGATTGGGGTTAACACCTACATCATAAAGATTGGCAAGTGTGTTTCCGGTATTAGGGCTAACAAAAGGTGTTATGGATGAATAAGATGAGTCAGGTGTAAAGTAAGGGCCATAACCTTCGTCTGTATAATAACCAAGGTTAGGATATGATCCTCCTGGTCCTTCAGCGACTGTAGTAATTCCTCCAGTGTTTGTGGCTCCGGCTGCAGATCCTGGAATTACAACTATATTTGATCCTCCAGAACCATCATCAATTATTGTTGTTGTATCATCTTCTTCTTCTTCTTCATCTGGATTCCACTCTATTCCAAAAGCATTAGCTACCATTTTTACATAATCTGCAGGAAGAATATCCTCGTACATAGCTATCCATGTTTCTCCATCTATACCATTACCAATATCTCTAGCAGCTTCACCAGCACCCATTATGTAAGCACTATCAGTTGCTAAAATATTGTAAGCATCGTTTAATGGAGAAAATCCTGTTGTAGGAAAACTTACTCCAGTAGGATTTAAAACAGTAATTCCACCAGTTCCTGAAACTGGTTCTCCTACAATTAAATCAGGAGTTCCATATTCTTTTGCAGCTATAACACTTGATCCAGCACTATCTCCAAATATATCAACATTATCTGGATATATAATTGTTGACGGAGCATCTATATCTCCTGTAACAATCATTTCTCCTGGATTACTAGCTTGAAAACCTTGTGTGTCTAAATCAGTATCTGTTCCACCAACAGTAAAATCTGTTTCTATATTAATCATGGAACTGGGATCAAAAGTTTCTTCAGTTAAAAATGTTTTAACAGAGTTTGAATCTAAACCATAATCAGAAGCGTTTGATAAAGCCCATAAATCAGCAGCTTCTTTTCCTTCAAATTGTTCTACACCAGCATAATTGCTTGCAAAATCAGAAATATCTATAGTGCCTGTAGATCTAGCAGTAGCGCCTGTTGATACTAAATTTTCTTCACCAATATTTTTAGAAGAACCTAAACCGCCAAATAATTCAGTTAAATCATCAGCCATTACACGCTCCTACTTCTTAACATTGCTTGATTTAACGGACTATCTCCGGCTGCACCTAAAGCTATATCTCTTTCAATATTACTAGCTCTTACGTTTGGGGCTGGCATAGGAGCAGAAATTCTTGTTGGTCTTACAGGTTGCTCTCTTACAGTTTCTGTTACTTCAGTCTCTGTTCCTTGTGGGCTACTCTGTTGAAATATATTTTCGCTTACTTCATCAATAACATCATTGCCAGCAATAAAACCTTTTCCAGCACTAGCTCCTATAGGTTGTGTAGCGGCTCTTGTAGCCAATCTTTTTAATACATTAGATTTCTCGGTAAGAGCATCAATATTTGTTTTTCCTGTAGGACGAGTAGCTAAGTATTTCATAACACCTCTTGACCTAAGAATGTGTTTACCTAAGAAAGCACCACCAGCTGTAGCAATAGTAGGTCCGGGAGCTAGTAGTAAAGCTAGTCCTGCTATCGCAGATCTATCACTTGCACCTTTAAGGCCAGACAATCCAGCGGTAGATGCATCAGATAGAATTTTAGAGAAATTCCAAAGATCAGTTAAGTTGTTATAAATATTTTTACCAGCATCACCACCACCTAAAAGTTCTATTAAAGTATCTTTGTTATACGTTGCTCCATCTCCTACAAATGGTGATAACTCTGAAGTAACTTTTCCACTTAACAAACCATCAACGCTCAACTTTGATTCATCAGGTAATATTTTAGCTAATGTCATTTCAACAAAAGCATCGTTTGCTTGATTAGGTGAAACGCGTTGCTTAATTAGTGCATCTTTATAAGCTTCAACTTCTAATTTCGTCATATTTGGTTTTATAACTTGATTTCCAATTGATTGTAATGCAGCAGGTTTATTTATATTAGATTGAATGGCTCCAAGAATTTCATCATCACTAAATTGTGTTTGTCTGGTTCTTAAAGTATTTAATTTTTCTACAGTATTTTTTGCAGTTTGACCTGCTGTTAGTTCAAAAGCCTCTGGTAATATTCTTTCACCAACATCATCCATTTGTTTAGCTATTGTAATTATTTCATCTACTTGAGCTTTACCGTATAGTCTATTTAAAACAACTCTATTATCTTCAAACTCTTTTATGATTTGTTGTGGGTTAACAGAAAAATCAGCAATATCGTCAACAGCACTAAATGTTCCTTGACCTTTACCTAAAGCACGACCACCTAAAGATTCTACTCCAAACATTTTACTCCAGTGTACACCAGCTAAAGCATTAGTCATTTGATTATCAAATTCTTTTGATCCACCAGATATAACATTTCCAGCGTTTTCTATTAAATCTTTTTGTCTTTGAGATTTGTTTTCAAAATATTTTACATAAGGATTTTTGGGATCTTGTGCTTTTAATATTTCAACAAACTCGCTATCTTGTTTGCTAAGTAAGTCATCAATCTTTACTGACCCTCTTTTTCCTTGCGCTGGTAAATTTGCAGCACCCTTTCCTCTAAATGGATTAACGACATTTAAAAAACCTTCTAATTTAGCTTCATCAAGAAGTAATTCCTCAATATCACTTTTAGATAACTTAATACCGTTTTGTACTTTTTGGCCAATAGCATTTATTTCTTTATTTAAAAAAGCTCCTTTTCCTTCTATAATAAAATCTTCTGTTGCATCTAACAATTTTAACACTTCTTCTAAATCTTTTCTTACACCTTTTGGAGCATCTACAGCAATAGCTCCTAAATTTGCTCTATACGATTTCATAGCGGAATCTACAATATCTACACCTTTTTTTAATGTATTTCTAGACACTCCATCAACCAGATTGTCATCAAAAGCTAATTCTCTAAGCAAAGATCTAACACTATTTAATTCTTTTAAACTAACAGATCCTTCTTTACTTCTTAAATAAGTACTAAATTTATTTAAAGAAGTTGGATCCATGCTGGTAGATGCCACTCTATCTAATGCATCAGCTATCTCTGAAAAATTTTGTTTTCCCATTGCACTTCTAATAATATTGTTTAAAGGGGTGTCTTGTGCATCAAATAACTCGGTAGATTTTGTAAAAGGAGGATTATCAAGGCTTGTTGAATCTAATGCATCAGCTTTAAGTCTGTCTGTTATTAGTTTGTTTTGTAATTTATCTATTCTTTTATTGGGATTTATTTTTGCCAACAAATCATCTACTGCTGCGTATCCAGCATTTGTTTGATAATTAAAAATATTTCTTCCAGCAATTATTCTAGCGCCTAGCTCGTCTAAGTCTGGAGCTACAAGTTGACCTGATTTTTTAGAAATATTATCAGACAAAAGTTTTCTTAAAGACTCTGCATTTGTATCAATATCAGATTTTATTTTATTTTGACTTGGAAAAGCTTTTTGAATAGCTTCTACAATTTTATTACCATCAGGTGTACCAGCCTCATTTTTTAATTGTCTCATTGCTGCTAAAAAAGCTGAAGCGTTTCTTCGTTGTGCTTTTTTATTAGGAAAAACCATTTCAGCAATCTTTTGACCTGTAGCTAATATTTCTTTATCAGAAATATTTTTAATGTTAGGCATCATGTTTTGTACGTCTTTGGCTAGTGAGCCAACTGTTAATCCTTCAATTGCTTTTCCCTTAGAATCAAAAATTTGTTTTCCTTGATTTGCTGGATTAAAAAGATTTTCAAACATGTTACCTTGAAAAATTTTACCGCCATCAGCATCTCTTAATAATTTTCCATCTCCTTTTAATATGCCCTCTATTACTCTGCTTTGTGTAACTTCTGTACCTTTTTTACCTGGTGTTAAAGAAGCTCCAGGACCTTTAATTAATCTACTTCCGGCTACAAATGCACCTCCTAATATACCTTCACCAAGGCCAGCTATTAATGCTTCAAAAGCAGCTCTTGTAAAAACATCTGTAGCACTTTCGTCTTGATAACCTTCAGCCATTTCAATAACTTCATCAGCTAAAACACCAACACCTGTACCAGCAGCGGCACCTAAAGATGTTAAACCTAGCGTTGCACCCGTGCCTAATAAAGATGTTCCAGCTGTAAAAGGAGCTGCTACAGCAGCAGCTGTACCTAAAGCTATAGGAGCGCCATAAGCTGAGAAAAATTCTACTACATCATCTAGTGATGTGCCTTTTTCATCAATAACAACTTTCTTTTTTAATGGGTTTAAACCTAATTTTTTTTGACCTCTTGGAGTAATAACGTAACGACCTACGCTGTCTTGACTCCAGTCTGTACCTTGCTCTCCAACCTTATCTAAAAGATAAGATTGTTTCTCTGCATCATTGTCTCTTCTAGCCCAACCAGCTCTAAACTTCAGGTCTTGTATACCTGTTTTATAATCAACATCATCGTCATAATAAGATTTTGATCCGGAAGCCTTTAAAGCATCTTTTCTTTTACCAGCATTTTCTTTTCTTTTTTTATCTAAGTAAAGTTCTCCAAAATTAGACATTGTAGGTGCGGTTGATCCAAAACTAACAGGAGAGCCTGAACCAGGAAGTTGTTGTCCTAGTAAAGAAAGAACTTCAGATTTTTCTGCTTCGGAAAATATTCCTTGTTTAAAAGCTCTACCTAATTCTAATCTATCTCTATCGCTTAGATTAACCATTTTTTGCTGCTTCTTGTTGTCGTATTAACTCTTGAACTTCAATATCTAATTCACTTAACTCATCTTGTTCTTCAGATGTTAAATTTGATTGAGCAAATTGACCAGCCATCTTAGGGTTAGCTAAATTAATTCTGTTAAAGGCACTATTATATTTCCTAGATCCACCAGTTATAACCTCTCTAACTTCTTCTAATTTATTTTTTAAAGTTTCAATATTTGTACCAGTTGCTGCTAATTCGTTAGCTTGAGCAAATATCGTTGTTACTAAATCTCTATCTCTATCAGATATAGTTCTACCACTTTCGTTTAAAAACTCTGATGTAAATGCTGCTTGAATTAATTTTTGAATAGAAGCGTATTTATCAGAATCAGTTTGTTCAGCAAAGTCCTTTCCTAAAGCAGAGGATACTCTAGAAAAAGCTTGCGTTAATCTGGTCCCTATGTCGGTAGGATTTCCATTTGCTAATATAGCTGCTAATTGATCTATCTGGTCATCTGCTCTTGCATAAACTTCTAATTTAGTTGTTATTTGCTGAGAAGCATCTCTATAAGCATTATCAGTTATTAATTCTTGTGCGCCTCTAAGAGTAGGATTTGATGGCTGGAAGAAAGAAATATTTATTCCTGTGCCTTCAATTACTTCTTCACTTTTAGGAGCTTCGTAACCAGAACCTAATGCTTTTTTCTGTTCTAATCTTAACAGATCAGCTTTTTCTTCTTCAGCAATTCTTGTAACATCAGCATTTTTAAAGTAATCAAAAGCAGTAGCGTTAGGGCCACCTCCATACATGGCTGCCATTAAAGCTTTTTCTTCAACTTTAGGGTCCATAGGTTTTCCCTGTATTCTTTCTTCTCTTATGTAAGTATCCATTGTACTTTTATTATCTCTTGCACGTTGCATTAAAGCTTCTTTTCGTCTTTCTTCTTCTATTGCTTTTCCCATACCTTGTTGTGCATCTTTTGTCATTTTATCAAAGTCAGAATCTTTAGGAATAGGAGTTGTTTCAGCAATTTTTTCCCCAACAAAAATTTCATTAAAAGCTTCTGGATCTTCTTTTTGAATTAAATTTTTTAAACCATCTGGACTAGTTAAAGAATTTATAAAAGAACGAGCGCTTTCTTCGTCTGTAGTTGACATTTCAAATAATTTCTGTGAGTTGCTATCAAGCCAATTACTTATTTTTTTAGTAGTAGTTAATTCACCGGCTTTTGTTTTTGAAAAAATACTTCCTAATGTTCCTAAAACTCCTCTTCCTAATTGAGATTTTATACTGTCAATTGTTTCGTCAAAAGCTTGTTGAGAATTTAATCCTCCCCTCAAAGCATTTGGGTTAGAACCCATGCCAGTTAATAATCCTTTCGCACTTTCTGGCAATAGAGGAATTGAAGCTAATCCTCTTCTAAGATTACCAGCAACTATGGAAGGATTGTATTCTTCTTTACTGCCTGCTACATATCTCTCTATTGTTTCATCTTCGTTTCCTCGTCCTAGTAAACCTAATGTTCCAAAAGGCTTTCTAATATCAGTAGCTTTTCTAAAAGGATCTAATTCAGGATTAGTTGTTTGTGAAGCTACTGTTCCAGCAAGAGCTAATGGTCCTGCTGTTGATCTTAATAATGGTCCTGATCTTCGTAGAAGATCAGCAATACCTTTTGAACCTGTTCTTCCTAAACTTTTTATTCTATCCATCCTACTCTGCGGACCAGGGTTAATTGTTCTTGGACCTTGACCTTTAACTATCTTTAACGCTGTTCCTGGAATTTTTTTACCTCTGGGAAGTATTCTTGTTTTTTCACCACTAACAGGTATATTAGATGTTCCACCTCTAGCTAAGTAAGCAATACCTCCACCGTTACGATAACCAGGTACTTTTTTTTGAAACATAGATCGGTTTAAAGGACTATTATACACTGCCACCTCCAAATGGGTTTACTCCGCTTATTCCCATTGCTGCACTCGTTGAACTATTACCTCCAACTGGGAAAGGTGTTGGAACGCTATATCCAGAATTAGGTATTAAACCACCTAATTCAGATATAAATCCTAAGTCTTGGAATGGTCTAGACTCTTCTGCATAAATATTTTCTTGAGCTGTGTCTAACATTAACTGGTTATAATCTCTTAAACTTTGACCATAGCCTAATGCACTTCCTATATCTTGTTGATACATATCTTGTCCAGCACCTCCAAGAGCTGCCATATTAGTTCCAGTAGATCCTAATTGAGTACCTATATTGCCATAAGTTGTTCCTAAATTAGCAATACCTGTTCCTAAAGTAGCAAAACTTTTTCCAGCATCTGCTAATCTTTGATTTCTTGTATTAAACTCAGAAGAATATAAATTACCTAAACCTTCTGTTAAAGCTCTAGTATTGTCTCTTTGAATATTAGATCTTTCTAATCCGTATCGAGAACCACCTAAAGCATTCTTAGCGGCAGCCTCTCTTTCTAAATTAACTAATTGTAGAGCTTCTCTTTCATTTATTCTGTTTGTTAGGTTGTCAGCAACTTGTTCGGTAAAAGGATTAACGCCAGTTGTTTGATCAATTAAATCTTGTCCATAACGAGTACCTAAAATTCCTTCTTGTATGTAAGGTAATCCCGCTCTTGTTAAACCAGCTTGTTCACCATATAAATTTCTAGCATCCTGTAAGTAGGGTTGAAACTGACCAACACCTTGAGCTGCACCAAGATAAGCAGCTTGCTCTAATCCTGTAAGAGGTGCAATGTTACGCATGTAAGCATCACGACTAAATGGTCCTTCCCCTGGGCCATAACCTTCTGTAAAAATAGGATCCCCTAATTCATCTACACCTGTTTGAACTTGCCCTGTTGTTAAGGCAATAGCATTAGCAATTATACTATCATATAAAACTTTTTTAGCTGGATCTAATCTATTTTCAACGGCGCTTATTGAGCTGTAAGGTTGTGCGGTTGCCATTATGCTCGCCCTCCGTTTTCTAAGTTATTCATAATACCATACATTACTTCTGTTCCTTTTTTTCTACTTCCACCTCCAGCATTTCTTACTGCCTCAGCAGTCATAACAAATTCACCGTCAGAAAGCATAGCAGGAATATCATCAGATGTTCCTGTTCCCGGGCCATTAATAGGACCATCTCTATTTACAAAACCTCCATTGTTTAATTTAGAAATTCCGCCCCCTGTTGCAGCAAATTTTTTAGGGACTCTGTTTTGTCTTGCAGCAATGTCTCTACTAAATTTTTGATTAAATCCGCCAATATTCATATCTTTAGCAAATTGATCTGCCTGTCTTTCAAAGTCTTGATTAGCTAAGTCAACTGCTTCTCTTTCTGTTCTAAAGCTATCAGGAAAAAGTATTTTAAGAATTTCATCATTTATTTTTGTGCCTATTGTATTCTCCCCTAATGTACTTAACAATCCCTGTGTTCCTATTCCAAAGTTAGCTGGTTTGGTTTTTCCTTCTCTAAGGGTCCTTAAATAACCTCTGCTTAAATCTAACATTTCTTGAGCGCCAGTACTGTAATCTCTAATATAACCTGTAGTTCTTCCAGTATTTTTGTCTACTACTGGTTTATCTACATAACTATAATCACCTTGATTATATGTGCCAGTTCTGGGAGGGTTGTCTCCTTCAAAAGTAGGTCCGCCAAAAAGATCTAAAAAACCTCCAGTAGGAGTAGGAGCAATCATTTCACCTTCTGTAAAGGCTGCGGGTTGAAATCCATTTCTTAGGCCACCAATACCTTCATTAGAAACTTGCATTTCAAGTTGACCAGTTTGTGGATTAAATTTGGGGCCACCTTGAAATTGACTTTTGGGTTTTACTTGTGCTTGTGATCGTCTTGTTTTTGCTTTTGCATTTTGTTGTTGAGGAGTTAAAGTGTTTAATAATCCACCAATACCAGCATTACGAAGGTAATCGCCTTTATTACCGCCAGCAAGCGCTGTATAAAGAGCAGTTTGAGCAATGTTTCTAGGATCTATAATATTTTTTCCTACGGTAAGGAGATCCTTTCCTGTATTTGCTATCCCTTCTGTAATGAAATCATACCAAGCCATGTTATCCTCACGTTATCTGCAATAATGATACAATAACATCTAGAGCAGTTCCTGTACCAGCATTAATTATTAATTTATCACCCGCTTCTAGGTTGATAACCTCTCCGTTCTGAAGAACTCTTTCTTGCGTTGTTGCAGCAACTGAACTCGTATCCCATATGCCTGTTACGGTTGCCGAGCTATCAAAAACACTTACAGTAGAGTTAACAGCACCAGCAGTGGTATTATATATATTTACTACTTTAATGATAGCTTGTCCACCGATTGGACAAACATAAATATCTGTATTACCAGAACTTAAACCGCTTTT